GAGTTCTATTTCCAAATCCATCATCTTTTACAATAGACACCGAACTTGGAGAAGATATAACTAATTCTAATATATTATAAGCAGAAACAAAGATACTTGGATTTACATCAGTAGGTCTTCCTGGATCTACAAAACCAGTTCCATTATAAGACAAAACAAATGTAGAAGTTTCACTATTTTGTGGTTCTAATCTATCTAAAATATAAAATGGTCTTCCTAGAGTGTTTACGTTAAATGTTACTGTATTTCCTTGTCTTAAGGTTAAAGTAGAATCGCTTAAATTTTGAGTAGGATTAAATGTTGTGGTAACATTCCAATCATTTGTTTCATCTGGAAAGGTAACATTATAGTTGTAACTAGCAGTATCTAACTGCTCAACTAAAATAAAAGTTTCTTCAAGTTCTTCTATATTAATAATTTTCAAGTCTGGGTCAGATAGATTTATAGTATCAGATAAATTATGATTTAATAATGTCACAATAATTTCATTACTTGATACTTTTTTAAATCCTCTTATGTATCCAAGAGTATTATCTCCTTCATTTAAAACAATTTTGAAAACAGATAGATCTGTGTAGAGGTCACTAAATGTCTGACTTACGTTGTTTCCAACGATAGTTACATCAATTGAATTATAATAAGTATCTGGTTCAAAATCATAGAATGTTAATGACTTTGGTAAATCTCTTCCATATACCAGTATAATAGAAACTTGTTGATAAATTGTTTCTCCCGATTCAGAGATATATTTTTGGAGAGGATTCGTAAAGGTAATATTGGGTCCTACAATTTGATAAGAATCCCCTTCTCTTTGTAAAACACCATCAATTATAACAAAAGCATATAATGATTCATCAATTTTTCTTACTCTTCCTTCTAACTCATCAAGAATTAGATAAGGACCACCCTTTCTAAATTCAATGAGTCTATTCTCGATAGTAAATCTTTCATAATTGCCAATAGTGTAGATAAAGCACTTCTCACTTCCTTTTAATTCGGAAGGTAATTCGGTATCATATTGATCTTCCTGGTCAATTGGAGCGGAAGAAAATACAATTTTATCTGTAACGCTTGGATCTTCTGACCTTAAAATATAATAAGAATTACCGAATTGAGTATCAGCAAAAGACTTAGAATTTTGAATAACTCCGTTTAGAGTTACAATTAAGTTTTCGTTTTGGTCTGTTTTGACAATAGAATTATCTTCATAGTATAAATCGAACGAAGTTTTAACTCCATCAAATTGATTTGATATCGATTTAATCTTTTTGAAGTATCTTGAATTTAATGAAGAATTTTTAAACTTAATCGCTCTACCATAGAATTTTTGTGGGCTGACTTCTTGCCCTTCTACAATTCTAGTACCAAATGGAGGTTGGGAGAATTTAATTGTTGTTCCAGAAATTGTATAAGACTTTCCTGGCTCTTGTAGTATACCGTCTAAAGTTACAACAATTTGTTGTGGATTGTCTAAAAATAGTGGAGTATTTGTTTTGGTATTAATTAAAGTAAATTCTGTAGTGCCAACAACTTTACCTGTGTTTGGATCAAAATCTCCATCAAATTCTGGAGACAATCTTACATTATATGCTAATGTTTCCGAAGAATCAAATGTATCTACGGAAACAGCTCCTAGACCTCTTTCTACAAGTAATGATTCATATTTTACAACAGTATTAGTTACATATTTTCTAGTATCAATTACAGTGATATTTACTGGCGCTAGAGTAATTACACTATAAGTTTCTACTGTTTTTTGATCGGATGGCATCGTGATTGAGCTATCCGTTTCAATTAATACTTCACCAAATAATTGGAAACCTGCTGGGTGAGTGGTTTCTTTAATCAAATCTTTCCAAACTTCAATTGGAGTTTTTGATTTAATTACATAAGAATAATCTTGGTAGAAATACGAATCTAATAATTTCTGTGAGTTTGCTCCAACCTTTCCTTTGTCGGATGAATAAAATCCTAAGTTATCATAATATGATCTAATGTCAGGATTAAATTCTGTACTTAGTTGTGATACTAGAATAGCAGTTCTAGTAACGTCTTTGCCGAAAATAGGATAGTTATTTTCAAATATGCCTTGAATGTTTTCTACTTTTAATAAATTACTACCAGCACGCCAACCATTTTTTGATACTTTTGCTTTTGCTCCAGTGAAAGGTTGAGTTATAGTTTCTCCAGGGAAGAAATCATAATCATTAAAATCTTTAAGTAAAAATGTGGTATTTGATTTGTACTTAGCTAGTGTTGTTTTATCGGCATTAAAATAATAACCATTATTAACTATACTAATATTTTGTGGTACGCCAATAGTTTCAGACTCTAGGAAAATACTTACGTCTGTTTCAATTATTTTTACGGTTGGTTTTTCTGTAAATTTACCACCGTTTAAAACGAGAATTGATGTAACTTTACCACTTTCTTGAATACATTTAAATTCGTATTCTGATTCAGAATCAATGATAATAGCTTTTGGTTTTGAATAATTAATTCCTTGCTGGATAATATCAAAACCAACAACAGTTTTGTTTAAAGTATCGTAAATAGGATCAACTAAACATTCGTATTCAGCAGAAGGAAGAACTCCATCAACTGTAGGTATCTTTTTGTAATTTTGTCCAGTATTTGTAATTTTTATTTTATCAATTTTACCAATGGCAAATGGAGAAGTTGTGGTATACGTAATTACTCCTGTGCCATCATATTCTGGTATTGTAGATAATTTGTATACTAATTTTTTGCTAGTGGCATAAGATACTGTCTTTTCTCCAACCAAAGGATCATCTATAATCTTTAAGAAAGAATTGTTGGTATTAACATCTGGTGAAACTTTAATGAAATAAAAATAATTATTAAAATTAATTCTTCTTCTTTCTGTAAAATTATTATTTGAAATATTTGGACCAAATCCTAATTTGATAGTTACAAAAGATCCTGGGCTACCAGGAGAAACATTACTTACAAATTTCTCTTCTGTAAAAATGTTATAATTTGAACTAGCTGAAAAATCTAGATATGTGTTAACCATGGAAAAATGGCTAACGTCAAATTTATATTTGTAATATTTTTGTATTTCAATAATTGGATTTGTTATTAAATTATCTTCTGTATTCTTAGAAAATTCTAAATTAAATTGAGGATCTTCTGCTGTTTTAATAGTTACTAGTTTAGCTGGTGTGCTAGAATCAAAGAAAATAGAACTTTGAAGTATTTTTACTGGATTTGTAGTTCCGTAATCATATGAAACAAAAATTTCCTTCTTATTTTCATCATAAGAAATAATGTACGGAGTATTAGCTTGTTCGCCAAATGGACGATAATTTTCGGCAAATCTATAATTTCCTTCAAAAAGAGATACAGCTAACCCGTCAAAATGATTAGTTGGTCTAGTTCCTTTTTGACCTCTTTCTACACGAACAGATTTTTCTTCTATATCAACACTAGTAATTTGTACAATTTCTTCATTTAATTTCAAATAATCGCCAATTGATAAATTGGTGATGTTAGATAATTTTAGTGTTTCATTAGTAGCAGCAAAACCAACATGGTCTACAACAATGTACAATCTTTGTTCACTGCCAGTATTTGATAATCTACCTAAATCTTCATCTGCTACAGTTAGAACATCTCCTGGCAAATAACCAGATCCTTTGTTCGTTATAGTAACTCTACGTACAGGACCATAACCTAAGCCATCAATATTTGAGATTTCAATAGTAGCTTTTGCGTTATTTGGATTTCCTGGAAGACCAAGACCATCTCTTGCTTTTGTAGAATCTTGGAAGATTAATTCGACATTTTGATATGATTGAGCAAAAGTGTAATCAGATCCACTGTTTAAAACATCAGCACTACCAATTCCCCTGTCAACAATACGAGAATTGTGTGATATTTGATTTAAAATTGCTTTTTGATATAATCTTTTTCTTACAAAATATGTAGTTTGTGTTTCAGCATCATTTGGTAAAACATCAACTGTAATTTTATCGCCAATAGCAACGTTATGATTTTCTTCTGTTTCTAAAATAGCAACTTTATCATCGATTTCAAAGATATTCAAATTTTTACTTAACGAGAATTTGCTAATAATTTTTGATCTAGAAGTATCACCTAAATTACTGCTCTTTAAGAAATAGTTGTCATCAATGTTAAATTGACCACTAATAACTTTAATCTTCAAAGAATTTTGGCGAAGAATGCCTTCAAGAACTTCTCCTGTTGCTATATCAGAATTAGCTTTTCCTTTGCCGTCAGTTAACGTTAAAATTGACCCCTTAGTAAAGGTAGAATTTTTGTCTAGGATCAATGTTAAAACTTCAGTTGAAGATGAGATTGGATCAGTTAAGTTAAATTGTCCAGAAACATTCCTTAGAACAAATTCGCTATCATTTATAACATCACCTATTAAAACACCACCAGCTTGATTACCATCACTTTGATTTTGAGTAATGACATCTCCTTCAAACAGATAAGCAATTTTGTCAATTCTTATTTGAACAGCTTTAGTCTGTTCTGATTCTAACGAAACAACATCTTTTCCTTGTACAGAAGAAACGTTAGCTTCTGCTCCAAAACCTTCTGTTAAAAAGTCATTGATTGAAATAAAAGAATTTACTGAAAAATTAGGAAGTGAATTATAAACAGCAGCTTTCGATACCGTACCAGATTTTACATCTTTGATAAATCCAATAAAGTTTAATCCGTTTTCCTCAAAATCAGAAGTTTTTAATCTCTTTACATTTGTAGGAATATCATCCTGTGAAATTTTTGAATTGTAGTTAGAGTCAACAGGCAATGAATAATAGTTATTGCCCAGAACATATGGGAAAACAGGCGTGTTGCTTGAATTGATTGACAAGAAATAAGCATAAACACCATTTGGATAATCTGGTGTTACACAGAATCTGCCATTATTTTGATCTAGTTCAAGTTTTCCTGATTGTACACTAGGAACCCATGTGTAGTCATCAATGAAAGTACCCAATGGATATTCAGTAATAGAAGGACCATTGGGACGAGAATTTTTTAATTGATAGCCACTTGAAAGTCTAGCAATAGAAGAATTACTATTAACTGGATCAGAATATCCATAAGGTCCATATATTGGATTGCCATCATAAGCATATCCAATAATAGGAGAATGTTTTAATGTTGCTGTTTGCTCGTAAGCAGAAGTTAAATTATCGTTAATTCTTTTTCTTAAAACTACTGGGTTAGCTACTACACCATACCCATATTTTCTTGAAATATCAAAATTTTCAAAGACGTATGAATTGTTTGTGTCTAATGAATTTTTAAGTTTTTCGTATCTATTTTTTACCCAACGCTTGATTTTAGCCGATGCTTGAGCACCTTTTCCTACAGGATCTACAAAAATAGAAACATATCCTCTTGTATAAAATCTACCACCACTGATTCTTTTACAAGATTCAATTTTTCCATCAGTAGTTAAGATTGCTTCGTATTCGGCAAAATTACCTTTACCCAATTCATCAATAATTCTAATGATAGGTGGCGACGAATAGTATTGACCTGGATTATCTACTTTTATACTTGTAATTCTTCCTTCTGTTACAACAGCAGATAATTTTGCTCCTTCGCCAGATGTAATTCTAATTACAGGATCTTCTTGATAGTTGTCATCTGAAATTAAAGTTATTTCTCCAACTGTTTGTCCAGACAAAGATGACAAAGCCTTATTTGGTTGCTCGTTAATTAAAACATAAGGAGCAGCTTCGTAACCATTGCCCTTGCTATCAATAGTAATTGTTTCAATCTTACCAAATTTTACAGAATCAAAATCTTTGTAACTAAAGATTGGAGTTCCATCAACTAAAATACCTACATCTCTATTTGTAGTTTGATATACTTCAGTTGTTGTAGTTGGATTTTTTCTGATTAATTTTAGATGCTTTTGATCTGCTAACGGCTCAACAACTTCAGTTGTTAATAAATCAGTAACATTTGGGAAAGATGAAGAGCAGATATAAAAATATTGGTCATCTTCATAAATTGCTGATACATCAGCATTTAAATCACCTACTTGACTGTTTACGCCAGGAACAAAAGAATTTACTTTATCAAAGTCTGTATTTAATAACCATCTTGTGGCATTTGATTCAACATCAAAAATTATTGGATGTCTAGATTCAAAACCAGAGCTTTCTGCTTGTACAATGTCTCCAGTTTCGGAATATGGCTTGCCATCTTTTGGTAATAGGTTATAAAGTACACCTAAAGTAACAAGAGTTACTCCCGATCCTTCAATAGTAGAAAAACTGTATACTGGCTGACCTTCTGTGTGTAATTGTTGGGCAGATCTTTCTGTGATAACAAATTGATTTAGGTTCTTTTCTGTGTATTCAAAAATTTCTGAGCCAATTTGTATTTTTCCTTGCTTTGGAAATCCTTGAGTTGAAAATACATCAATTCTTTTTCCTGGTCCATCAGAAGGAGAAATGTTAGTTCTTAAAGTTGTTTTACCAGCTACTCTAAAAGAACCATTTACTGTAGAAGGCTCTAAAACAAGCTCGTAAATATCTTCGTTTCCTGCTTTGCCAATGTAAGAAACATTGTCTACAACAGCAGAAGCAAAGGTAATAGACTTATCAAAATCATCTAAAGCTTGAGTAATTGTGTTGCCAACAAGTGAATTTACGTCACCAGAGATTACTTTTACTTTTAAAGCATACTTATTAATCCAATCTGAAGTTGATGCTTTTAAAGTAAAATCTTTTGGATTGTATACAGATACTTGCTCTGTAGGATCTTTAGAAATGATAGAATTAAAAATAAATCTAATTGATCTATCAGTTCCTTTTGCTCTGTAGAAATCACCAATATTTTTAATTAGTGTTCTCTTGTCTACGTCATTCTTTAAATACTTTTCTGGAAACGCTCCGAGATATTCAGCTTCAAAGTTTTTAACAAAAGCGTATAAGAATAAATTACTAATGTTGAAAACTTCGTCTCCTGTGTAATGAGGAGCCGCTTGTGTAGTTACGAATTCGCTTGAAGTGTATAGATCTCCTAGAGTATTGTTGCCGCTAACACCTCTAGATACTTCTAAAAATTGTGTTTCTGTTCTTTCTTTGTAGAAACAGATCTCGTCACCAATTCTGATATAACCATTTTCTTCTGGGAAAGAAGAAGCATCTTCTACGCTAATTGTTGTTGCATTATTAGCAATAGATTGTGATAGCTTTGTATTTTGGTTTAATAAATTCTTTTCGTAAAAATTAATATCACGATACTTAGTGATATTCGATAAAATATCTAATGGCTGACCACGTAGTTCTAACTGCTCGTAGTATTTCTCTACAAACTTAGAAAAGTTTTCGTACTCGCTAGAAATGAACCCAGGTAATTGACTCTCGATTAGGGTTGAGATTTTTCTTGTCTTAGCGGCCATTTAATTACTCGGGAAAAGCAGTGAACTTACTTTTTGCTATATCGATATCCAAATAGACATTACGAATAGCATTTAAATCATTTGAAAATGGTTTTACACGTACTTCAATACGATTATCGTCGAAACTACCTTTAATAATAGTTAAATCGTATATCATTATCTCTCCTTTTTCATAATCAACATCACCTAAAGAATCATTTAAAATGATCTTATCACCAGTTAGAGAATCTAATCTATATAGGACAATTTTGCCAGCCCTATCCTCAAAATACACTGTAAAATTGGGGTAATCACTGGTTGTAAAACCAGTAGACATGACGACTGGACCATCACATGTAGAATCAAATTTATTTTGATAACAAAGCTCATAATAGAATTTTGAATTAAGTGATGGGAAGAAATCCTTTCTCATCAAAATCGAAGTTTGGTTTGAATTGATTGATCTATCAGCATCATCAATTACAGAAATAAATTTACTATATCTAAATTTACCATTGAATTTTTCTGTATCTGATTGAGCAATATACTCTTCCAAAGCAGAAATAATTTTACTACGAATTTCTTCTGGCTTTTGTGTAGTTTTTGATCTATCAAAATAAATTTTACTATTCATTTCAACATACAAAATTGATGGATCTAAAATTTCTGGGATAACAGATCCAACCATGTAAGGCTTTAGTTTTCTAATAATTTCCTGTTTAGTCGTTGATGAAAGGAAAGCAGAATTTTTTGGCTTGATTACAATCTTAACCTTGCCATATTCAGGATTTCTTTCCTCTTCTCCACCATAAGTGATAATATCAGCAACAGCAGGATAAATGTTTCTGCCGCTAATAATAGCAGCATAGTCAGATGCCGTCACAGCACGATCTTGAGTGCCGAAATATTTTGGAGCATTGAATTTGATGTTGGTGATAGATTCGATGCCTTCTCCTCCATCAGAAGGAGTGTTGGTGGAGTTTAGAACAGTAACCTGTGTTGGATATACAGAATTTCCGTTAATATCTTCTAATACACCAGCAAACGTGAAAGTTCTTGCTCCATTAGTTAACGGACCATTTGTAATCAAGTAAGAAATTTCAACAAATTCATTGCTTTCTAGCTTTCTGCCCAATATTCCATCACCAAAAAATATTTCATATCTTTCATCTTCAATTTCTTCGATGTAAAATACTGTAGAATTTCTATTGACATTCAGAATGTTATCAGAATATTCGTATTCAGTAAATTGAGTGCTATTTTGATTTGGATATACTTTTACACGAACGGTTGAAATATCAGCATTAGGGTTGTCAATAATAAAACGCTGAGATTTTAAAGCTGTGTTTACAATAAAGCTATTTGTTATAATACCACCTTCATACACAGGAACATTTCTGAAAGCAGCAGTATTTGAATTAACAGCAGCTTCTTGTGCTTCTACTACAACATATTGATATAGATTCTCATCAAAAATTGTGTTGAAGCCAGTTCCTTTTCTTAAAAATATAGTATTTGGAGCAGTTCCTGTAAAAACTACGTCAAAATTTACATATGCTACTGGAGCAGTGATCGATTTTGGCTTATAACCAATTTGCTTTGCTAATGATACTACATTGTCTCTTATCGTAGCGGAAGACAAGAACAGCTCATTAACCACCATATTGGTGTTAAATGCTGTATAATAAGTATTATAAGCAAGTAAATCTACTAACGTACTAAGAGCAGAACCCTCAAAGTCGTAATCAGTGAAATCTGAATGGGATCTTAGATATTCGATTAATGAAATTCTAATCTGATCGAAATCTAGATTGTTTACTTGAGTATACGACATTTATCGAGTTCTCTCTAAAAAGAATGTAACGGATTGTGGGAAGTCTTCTCTGCCAATAACTTCAAAAGTTAATTCAACTTCAAATCCATTAGAATCATAATTTGTAAATGTTTCTAATGAAACAATCGAAATTCTTGGTTCATAAGTTCTCAAAACATTTCTAATTTCATTTGTTATTTGAGCAGCTGTGGCAACATCCAATGGTTCAAATAACAATTTATTTAAAGATGACCCAACTTTAGGTTTGAACAACCTTTCGCCTTTATTTGTTAATAGCAAACTAACAATAGCCTGCTTGATAGCAGCCTCACCCTTTACTGTAGTTAAGTCTCCAGTAATAGGGTGAGGTTTAAATGTTATATTCAGATCTTTAAAAGTCTGAAAATCGGGCATAGGACTGTTTTTATATTATTTATATCTCACTCCTCAAACCTTTCAACATAATCATCGAAGCCGTTGGCACCGCCACAAGGTCTCGATAAACGATCTTCTGGTACTTTATAATTATTTTTTCTAACTTTTCTCAAGTGTTTTTCTGAAGCAAGGTCTGAGATCAGAGTCATACCTGATTGAATAAACGCCTCACTTTTGTCTACGGGTGATAATGCCATCTGTTTTCTCCTATAAGGTTTAAACAGAACTTTTAGAGGGGTTGCTATCCCTGTACAATCTTATTATACATCTCTTCCGTCCAAAATGAATAATAACGAGTTGTGTGGAGAGACTCTCTAGCTTTTAATAGTTTCTCTTTATTTTGGCATAGTATCAAATTATATTTGCCATTATTTGTTTGTACGCCATTGATATAAGTGTGGTCATCTTTATGATCATCTAAAAAAATGTAATCGGGATAAGCTTCGTTAAGCTGCCTACAACGCTCTAGAAGCTCATCGAGAGTATGAGAATCATCCAATACAAAAATAGCGACTTCAACCCCTTCTAGAGGCTGTAAGTCGCTAATCAGACGTTTTTCAATTTGATACTTAGCAAACATAGCGTAAGGGCAGGTGGCAAACCTGCCTAACTCACGCTTTGGTTTTGTAAGACTGAGAATCCAGTCTTGAATGTCTTTAGTTACCTTGTCCACGATACTTTTTACGGGCATTGTTTCGACTAGTGCTAGCATACTTTGTATGCTTTCCATCTCCCTGACGGGACTTCTTCGGTTTGGACTCAATTTGGTTAGCACCAGTAAACGAGGGACGCTTTGCCATAGGATTAAAACTCAACTACCCCCCTAGTATACACCATTTACTTCCTGGTGTCAACAAACACAGAGGTGGCACCAAACGCCGCCACCTGTCCCGAAGGACCAAACTGAGATGTTAATAAACTACCGATCACTGCCATTGGTTGCTTATCAACAAAAACTGTTGGTGAACCAGTTGATATACGATCTGTATGTACGTCAGGTGGTAGATGTTGATGAGGAAGCGTTTCGTTGCCTACATGGTGTACTTGCTTCCCATTGATGAATACCCCAGCAGAAGCTCCTGTAGGGGGCGGAGCATACCCCACAGGAGGCCATGGTCCATGTCCACTTGTCATGTCCTCAGGGGTGTATAGAGCAGGAATGTCCATTACTCTTCTTCAAAATTATCTCCTTCAATATTTAGGATAGCATTTATTCTTCTACGCTTCAATAAAAACTTCAAACGCTCATTCGCTGCCTTTTGATTGTATTGTACAATCATATAAGCAGTTGAAGGATAGGTTCCTAATGTTGAAGTGATCACAACATCAAAATAAAATCTCAATTTCTTGATATCAGTGCCCTTGTAAGAAATCACCTGTCCAATACTATTGAAATATCCTTCAAGAATCTCAGATTCTGTTTTATAAGCAGCGGCAATAGTCAAAGGATAAAATGTGTTAATGTTTACACCAGAGGGCAACGGTATGTTAATTTTCTTTAAATCGAAAGGTAAATTCGTTGGAAAGTTCTCTAAAGGCGCATAAAAGAATCCGTCACTCGTAAATCGGGTAACGGCATTTAAATATGACACTACAATCTCTCGATCATACCAATTTCTTTCAGTGAAATAACCTGAAATGGTACAGACGCCACCAGCCCCAGGCGTAGTGACCACCAGAGGCTCCAGGAAGAGCCCAGGAGCCCAGAAAGGTGACACTTTAATCTTCAGGGGAGCATCTAGAGAACGGGTGGTTTCAGAGCCAGGTAGAGGGTCCTCAAGAACACATGATTTCAGAGTTATAGTCAGACTAGTAATAACCTCCAAGGGTGCTGTTGGGATAGCACTCACAGCTAATGTGAATGGCTGATAAGTGCTGATATAATTGGCATTAGGTCCGCCCTCCCCATCAGGTAACTTATTTGCTACTGGACGAAACTCCCAGGTAGCCGAAGGTATCGCTGGATTTGCTGTCGGTGGACCTGGGAGTGGTGCTGGTCCTACTGTGAGACCATCAACTAATAACGTTGCCATTTTCTAACTTTCTAAGTCTTTCATCGAGTTCATCCAGAAACTCAACAATATTTACATATTCTTCCCGTTGGGGAGGCTTGTACATCATTTTGAATGGGACTGGAAGCTGGTCGAGCTTAGCCTTGAGGTTCTGGACCAGTTTCACCAAGGAATTCCATTCCTCTATTGTCACCTTGTTGTTCATTCGTAACCTTCTCCTTTCTTACCATACTATCATAGATCGTCTCCACCGAGACTTCGGGTTTCATGCCAGCATAATACTGATTGGCAATTTCATCGATGTTGTTGGCGAATTCATTGAAGTTGTCAAACATCTTCTCTTGTAATACCCCATCGGGGGTTCTGAAAGTGATTCTGTGTTCCATAGCGACCTTTTTAGTTAAAAAATATCTTGAAAATTTTTTTGAAACTGTCGAAAATAAAATCCCAAATTCCATCCAGGATTTTGTCTATAAAATCTGGGGAATGTGGTGTGTAACTGTATTTATTTGAATATTTTGTAGCGGAGCGCCGAGTTGATTTCGGTTTATTACTGGTACTGCCAGTTGACTCCCTGGTTCTTCGGCGTTCCCTTTTGTAATACTCTTTAAGGTTTTTACGTTTTTGGAGTTCTCTGGAGTAATTTGTTGCCTTTGATAAGTGTTGACCTTTTCTCATAATTTTTTTCTGGGCGGATTTTTTTATTTCTGTGAGAATCCTTTGAGACATTTAGAGGGCTCTGGGAAACGTTTATAGCTTAGAAAGACGGTACTTTTTTGGCGACGCTCGGCGTTTATTATAATAAACGAACGATTACGATTAACTGTTAATTCTTTATACCTACACATACGATTAACTGCTATAAAGAATTAACAAACACTTAGGATTACAAAGTTATTATAATACACATGTAATCGTAAATGACTGTTTATTCTTATTACTGTGTAATTGTAATTATTGAATAATAGTTATTATCATGTATTTTATGTTTTTTCTAATAATAATAGAATTACACATTTTCCACATTGTATAATAAACTGAAAAAAAGAGAAAATAAAAAAAGGGGCAGATTCTGCCCCCTGATAATTATAGAGAATTCGCTCAATCTTGGGCGTAAGGCAGTTGCTGAAGATCGCCGTTTTTCCGTGCCTTGGCTATCACTGAACCGAGGGAGAATCCCAGGAGATCGGGTGATTTAATAATCTCGGCAAGGTGTACAGCAAAGCGAGATGTAGCATCGAAAGCGTATGCTTTCTCTGTGTTGCTCTGGTAGATGATTTCGACGCAATTCTCGTCGATCTCGATGTTATGAATTGCCGAGGATTCGTCAATAGTGAAAGTCCGAAAAATCGGGGCTTTGCTGATAACGAAGGAAGGCATGGGTTTGAGTAGAGAATGGGGTGGTGGGGGGGCGGTGTGCCCCCCGTTGCTCGCTATCCTAGCACATCACAGGCGGCTGTTCCGATCCTGTGCCCACATCGCCAGGCGCTGGGTGCTCGCCTTGCTGAACACCCGATCGTTCTGGGTGGTGCTGCCGTCAGCGTGGCGGACGACGTGGCGACCCGCTGCCTTGGCACACTGCTGGAGGGCACGGCGACCGAGGCGGTCGGTCTGGGCGAGGTTGAGCAGGAGGGCTGCTCGGTGCCCGCCGATCACCTGGGGGCGGTTGATCAGGATCTGAGCGACTCGCTCGGCGTCGCCCATGAAAGCAGCGAAGCGGGAGGAGGGGATGATCTTGAGCATGGGTCTCGGGGGTGGTGGGGGGCGGTGGTGCCCCCCGATGTCGTAATTATAGCGGATCGGGGGTGGCTGTCGAGGGTCGGCAGCCAGTTCCCGAAGTGTCCTAGTGGCGGTCGGAGATGTTCCAGGTGGTGGTAGGAACGGGGGTGAGCTTACCAGCTCGGATCGCCTGCCGCTGCTCGTGCTCACGCTGGAGGGTCGCCATGTAGGCTGCCATCGCCATCTGGCAGGCGGGGTCGTTCTTGGCGAATTCGTTGGTGATGAACATGGGGTGTCGGTTGCTGACTCTGTAATTATAACGGGTCAGGGGAGCTGGCAGCTGCCAGGGAGGACACTGTTGTAAGTGTCACAGCGGCGCTCGGTGGCGGTGTTGACTGCCTGGACAGTATCGGCAGCGAACCCGATGGCTGCCCCACCCACGGTGGCGATGGGAGCGTAGAAGGCAGCACCGAGGGCGAGCAGGGCGATGGTCTTGAGCATGGGTGGGGGTGTCGCTGGTGATCAGTATAGCATGGGGGAGGGCACCGCTGTGGGTGCCCGTGGGTGCTCAGGGAGTAGGATCGAAACCGTCGAAGATTTCCTTTACAATGTCTTCGTGTGTTTGCTGGTTGAGTATACCAGAGACGGCGATCTCTTCTGCCCATTCCCAATCCTCAGTGCCACCAGTGAGTACATCAAGGGGGAAGATGTGGGGGTGGATTGTGTTGAGAAGATCCTCGATCTTACCCAGCTCAGTGTAGAGATCGGTGGGGATCTCCCATGCTTCGTCGATCTGAACCGTGTCGGTGAAAGCGTAGCTCATGGGGTGTCTGTGGTTGACTTGATCAGTATAGGGGGCAGGTGGGGGCATTGCTGCCCCCTGGTGGACAGTGCTCAGGCTGTCACAGCTTCACGAACTGTAACCTTCTGGATCTTACGGTTTGCCCTGGAAGCTTTGCCCCATTCGCTACCCTTAGGCTGTGTACCGTGTACCAGGAGAGCGAACGGACCATCCTCAAAACAGGAGCGATCCTTTACATCAACCTTGAAACCTGCTGCCTTAGCATGTGCTTCGGTCATGAACACTTTACTATAGCGAGGGAACACACCTTCGTCGATGAGATAATCGAACTTGCCACCATAGCTAGCGGTGAAGTAGAAATTATCGGGAAGGTTGAGACCAACAAACAGCGGCAGATTCTTGCTGTAGCAGTAGAACTTGATCGTAGGATTGTGGCGAGCAACCAACAACCAAGCGAGCAAATACTCTGCTGTGAAGAAGTCACCAGACTCGTGGATTCTCACTTTAGTGATAGATTTAGTGAGATTCTTCTGGAGTTCTTTGTTGATGAGATCAGCACAGTTACCCTCTTTGAGAGCTTCACGGATCGCCTGAAGGTTACGCTGTCTTGCTTCGTATACTTTCGTATACTGTACTTCACTGCTAGCAGCAAAGCAGCGAAACTCAGTCTGAGGACCATCCCAAATCTTGCGTTTGCCGTTAGAATCAATCCGAACCATTGAGAGACACTGACTAGCACCAGGGCAGGTTGTACCTGCTGGCAGGTTGAAGATCAGGGTCTGTTTGTCGAGCTTGTCGTTGCCTTTGGAGAAGCTGAGCATGGCTCTGTCGTTGTTGACTTGATCAGTATAGGGGGCAGGTGGTGCCCCCTGGTGGTGCTAGTGGACAGTGCCTGAAGTGGCACAGGGTCAGAAGTCTACAGCCCAGTCTGGGTCATTCTTTACAGCAACCCAGAAAAAGTTCTTGCCATTGCTAGAGCGAAGAAACACACGGTTTTCTTTGATCTGCTCAACAATACACTCTGGGTTGCTGTTCATGAGGTTAGCGAATCTGTTCTTCGCTTTGTTAGACTTAGGAGTGACAAAAGCGAGGTCAAACATCACAAAACGTAGATACCGTGGGTGTTAAACAGTGTGGGTTGATTCTGTTGCCAACCCGTCATCATCTGCTGGAGTTGCTGTTCAGAATAGCGATTGAGGAAAGTATACTCAAACGTGGGTTGGCTATTCTGAACACGAAGCATGTTCTGGATTGAGTTAATCAAACGTGAACGAAGCATTGTGTTTGTTTGAACTGATGTCAGTATGGCATCACTCAGGCACGCTTGGGGGTGTTAGTGGACAGTTCAGAAAGTGTCACATCACATACCCAATAGTACAGCTTCTCTGTGCTAACACTAAGGAACAGCAGAAACTGTTTGGTATACTTTAGGAGGGTTTCTCGCCCACCATTGTTATACCAATCGCTGACACGGTTAGCAACCCAAACCGTGACGCCAACGATAACACCAGCGATCGTGGCGATGGTATAAAGAATCTGTTGGATGGTCTCGTTGTTAGCAACCTCATCCATCAGTTCATTATACTTTTCGATGATGGGGTTGTTGAAAAGAATGGTGGCGTTCATTGTTGTAGAGAATTGAACAGCAATGGTCGATCTCTCAACCACGAACACACCATAGCACCCCCAGCACCCCAGGTCAAGCGGTAGTGGACACTAGCCAAACTGGCACACACCCCCTTGACAAACAATAAAATACCCCCTAGATTACATCTAGAGGGTTATATGTTAACAAATTACGATTTGTTTGACATATAATCTATATGTGTTAACTTATTCTTGTGTAGTATAGTCTATATCTACTACTATACTATAGTCATCATACTCTAATTCTTTATTCTTTATATCTTCTTCTTTCATTTCTTGAATAATATATTCTTCAAATGTTATTGTATTAGCCATAAGAATAAAGATTAAAGTTTAATTATTATAGTTTATAAAAAGTGAGAAATCCTATTTTTTAAGATTTCTCACTTTTTTAGATTTTTAACTTTCTAGCAATTCAGGATAATGATCAGCCACCTCAGTCATCAATTCCTCTTCAGTGTAATCATTGAAGCATTGAACTAGCATGTCATAAGCATACATTTCCAGCGTCTTCATGTCCATGTTCTCTAGGACTTGCTGGGCGTAGGCATCAATCAGTTCAGCTTTGTTCATGACAGTTGTGGTGGTGGATTCAAACATCATAGCACAGGTAGGATGCCATCTCATCCTCGTAAGAGTCAACCTCATCATCAGTCAACCAAGGCATGGTCAACACAAAATTGAAGTGGTCAACCATCCAAGCATTGAGTGTCATGTGTTCATCATGACGGCTGATAATGTTGGTGTTGAAGTAATCCATGTGGATTTCTCAGGAACAAATTAAGAATAACATGGGTGGGGGCTGGTGTCAAGCCCCCTGTGACACTTAATCAGATGGCACTGGTGCCCTTGCTCACCCACAGGGCAAGCCTCATGGTGCTAGCCTTGCTCACCTGCTCCTTAGTACGACCAGCTGCCATGGCGGCAGTCCGAAGGGCAGGGCGACCAGTATCAGTCTGGCTGGCGGTCAGCACGTTACGGGCGGCTTGGAGCAGTTGCTGTTGGGTCATGATCCTCAGGGATAGTGTTTGCTCGGGGTGTTCCCCCGATGAACATAGTATGGCACCCACCAGAGCCCCCTACAAGCCCCTCTGTGCCACTTCTGAAACTGTCTAGGTGTCACACCACCAGGCACATGATCCTGTACGTTTACAAGGTAATAAAAAAGGGGGCTCAATGCCCCCCAATATTACTATTCCCAATCACCATACTCATCGTAGTCTTTGAATTTAGCTTGTCGTTTTTGACGAGTTGAATATCGTTTGGCATTCTGGACTTCGTATCCATAATCCTCATATTCGTCTTCAAAGATATCCACAGTGTTGAAAGACTCTGTGTACTTACGATTGTTTTTTGCCATTTTCTAACAGTTTTTGCTCCTTATTAGGGGTAATTGTTGTTATTTAGTGTTCAAACGGCGACAATTTGAAGGGTTTGATCCTCTTTGATCGCCCGATTGATGAATCGACCCACCGATTGGTTGGATTCAATCACTTTCTCCAGCGAATTTACGAAATTAGCGTCATTCGTGGTGTAGTTATAGGTTTTGTTGCTGCCCTTAAAGGTAATAGCAACGGCAGTGCCTTCCACGTTGATGTCGCTAATGGCGGTCGAATCAAGATTTACAAAGTTCATGGTTTTACTGATAATGATTAAAATTTAATTCTGAGATTTTTGAAAAATCTAGATTTCTCATTTTTTGAGATTTCTAGATTTTTGAGATTTTTGGAAATCCCTCAAATCTCATGTACACAGTATAGGGCATCCTGCCAGTCTTGTCAAGGGGTCTGTGCCAGTCCCTGAACTGTCCTCGGAAGGTCTCGGAGCCCCTTGGATAGTCTTAGAGGTAGACTCATGATTTTGTCAAGCCCCTGTGTGCCACTTTGAGATCTGGCACATTTCGACTTGACTTTCGGGTGCTGGCAGGCTTAGACAACAACACCTCCGTACATTTCTATGCTTTCAGCAACATTTAACGAAACCTTTTGTCAGAGAATCAAAACACTCAACTATGTTTTTTTAAACATTTATTAATATACCAGTTTTCCACAGCTTTTTCCACAACCCTGTGGAAAACTCAAAGGTATCGTTGAGAACATCCTAGTCATAGACTACATTCTCTCAATGCGGAACTTCTTCCTCATTTCCTAAAACTCCTATGGATTTTAGCAAAGTCTATTCGTTTAGCAATCATCATATCCATATGATTTAATACATCACCTATCAGTTCAGTCATACCAGAGATAGCATAGAATACATGCTTTAGTATAGGGATGATTAACAATGGTGTACATGGAATGAAGATAAGAAAACAAATAATTCTTCCTTTCAATGTATACTTCATTTGTTTACCATACGAATAGCATCATCAATCATTTCATATGCTTGTTCATTAAGATAATCATATGATTCAATTTGATCTAAAACTTTAGTTACAGTATCAATAGGTAGATACTGTTCTTCAAATGTTTCTTGGTCGAAGATTGTTACATCATTCTGTGTGTAGATGAAGGCAGCCACAGGAGCATCTGGTCCTTGTTCTTTAATCAGTTGTTGGATGGACTCTTGGAGTTGTTGAAGAGTTCGTGCCATGTGGGTTGTTTGAACTGTTGATAGTATAGTGGCTGCTTGGTGTGGTGTGGTGGTAGTGTGTGACAGTTATTAAAGTGTCATACCTTTTGAGTAGAAATCAAATTAATACCATCTACAATATGATTATACATGAACTTGGTTTGTTCTATGCTCAAATCAACAATACTAAACTCAACACTATTATTAGTTGTAGAGATATTATACTGACAAGGCTTAGTAACAAAATTAGTAATTTTAACTGTTTGTTTTGGTTTAGATTGGATTGTTTTCTCTTTGGTGAAGATCATTGGGAAATGTTGGCGATAATCATCAAAAATGTCCATATCCATATGAAGATCAAATTTCTTTTTAACCTTTTCAGATATGGATTCAATATGCTTATTGTTTCTGATATATGGAAAATGATACCTACAGTATTTCGCCATTCCCCTCAGTGTATTAATTTGATCTAATGGTTTATTTTTAGTGGTTAATTCATCTAGTGTGTCAGTAATGACATTCATCCACTTAGTATTAAAATCAACAATAAATTGTGGATAATTATTTTCAATTTGTATTTGCCAGCGACAGTTGCTCATGATTTTTCAGCCTCATAATTTTGTTTAAGTTTACTTTCATTCAGATGTACCTATGTTAATATCAAAGACCACAACCCATCGTGGTGTAGGAATAGGTGTAGTCCAATGGAGAATCTTTCCTGGGAAGATCATTACATCACCTTCCTTACATTGAGTAGAAGAGACAATACCATCAAACAAAGGATAAGTATTCGATGAATTGTTTGTTGGTAGGAATTTTGTTGGGTTAGGCTCTTCAAGATGTAAGAGATAGATCCCTGTGAAATCTGATTGATAATGCCGATGAGGATTACAGATTTCATGGGGATCATAATAATTCCACCAAATCGTTTTTACATTAGATCTGACCAGTTTAACCTTATTCAGGTTAGAATCAAATTCTTTGAGCATCTGGTTAAATGGATCCCAGATAGCATCCCGTACAAACTCTTCATGAAACAATTCAAAATTCACCAGACCACTCGTAGTAATGCCTGTACCATTGATTTCACCACGATGAGCACGTTCTTTATCCTTTTCCAGTTTAGGA